TCTTTAATGAACCATATTCCATTACACGAGGTTCCATTACAATATGGATTTCGTTCATAAAATGACCAAGACATTCTTTGAGTGAATTGAGATCATTTGTATTCTTATAGTATGTGTCATGATTTCCGGGAATAATATCCATCTTCATACCAAGCTGGCGAAGAGGATCCAGAAAATGTTTACGATTATGATTTAATGCTTTAAAGTTAACGAATTTTCTGTGGTCGTAATAATCCCCGAGGTGTAGGATTTGCTCGATCCCGTTTTCCTGACAGTAAGGAAAAAAGACTTTCGAATAAAAATCTGCCGAGTTGTTGAGAAATATTTCGGAAGAGTTACGTATACCACAATGCGTGTCATTGAGAACTGCTACCTTCACTGTAGAAACTCCGATAAATCTGAATCAGCTTTTACACTACGTTTACGTTTTTGCTTTTCTTCTTTCGCAAATTCCTTGACTTCGGTATCTACATGTCTTACCTTTTCAATACGATCACGAAGTGTATCAACAAATGCACCAACAACCTGTTGAGACATATCATCGCCAAATTCATTGTCAAGAAAAACAGATATATCTGCCTTCGATAGATATTTTAATTTAATGTCTTGTTGCTTCTTTTCTTTTGCAATTCTTCGTAGAAATGCGTACCAAGTAATTTGAGTGAAATAAGCAAAAGCATTCGGTTTTCCTGTTCTTGTTGCTGCTTCAAGATTATAGTTCTCGATAGCCTTAAGACAATTTTCAACTGCATCCATGACCATCTCTTCGCGATATGTGTAGCGAATAAAATTGGATTTGTGAGACAAACCCTCAGCGATTCGTAAGAAACAGCTGGCAATATAGTCAGGTACTATGGGAAGTTGTTGTTCGTTTTTCTTGGCTTCTTGTACTGTTGTAACATAGTCGACAACAGCCTGTGAGAATTCCGCATTATTTACGTAATGTATACTAGCGCGTTTAGTTCTTGCCATGTCGCTTCCTTTCATATTATAGTTTATTATATACTAGTCAATCACATATGTACATAGTATAATTTTATTTTTAGAGGAAAATTTAAGTGTGTACTTTTCTGCCAAACATGTTATAATAAACTATAAAGTTTTCCGGAAGGCAGTAGTACTCATTTCCCGTCAAGGGTCTTGTATTGCCATTCATCTGTATGTCCGACTGACCATTTAGGTTCGGTCTCTACTCGATAGTTTTGAGTACATACTTTAAAATCAGGTTGTTTAAGATCAGCAGGTGTCAAACTTGCGTCTTTCCAAATTACTCTATTGTTAGGTTGAGCAGCAAATTGTCCATTATCCAATTGAATGATATTAAAGCTTTTATGCTCAGGGTCATGTTCACTGAAGTTTATGTCTATACGAGATTTGTCTGGATGTGCATTATCGATTGTGAAGAGATACTCACCCGGGTGCATATTCCGATCTTTGCCGAAAAATTCACACCGACTTAGTATTGGTTTTTCTATTACGGTGAGATCATAATCAAAGCAATCCCAAAGCTGAAGCACATCAAGAGGAAGGTCACCGTGAGGTCTCTTCCAAACGAAGGCTGACAAAGGAAGCTTATCATAGAGCGCACCGTATTCAGTGAGAAGTGTTTCAAAGTAAAGCGCCTTATACTGAGTTGATTTTACTGAGATCCAAATTCCTGGAGTGTATTCGCCATGTCCCTCTTCAAGGTCATAGAGATATTCTTTTCTAACGTATACATGTTGTGGCGGCAAAGGATGTACTAAAAAACTCAATGCATTGTCCCTTTTGGAGTAAATTTTATAATGTTACTAGTATCCCCTGAATCATTTTCACTATTTTTCATATTCGAATCTAATTCATCAAACTTTTGTTGTAAAAATGCATCCATCTCTTCTTCTGAAAGTTCTTTCATTTTTTCTTCAATTTCTTGAAAAGTAAGACCAATATCTTTTACTTTATTATATTTATCAACATCAGCCAATGCCGCAGCATAATGTCTCATAACTGTCGGTGACGGTGTTGCTTCTCCAACAATATGAACTGAGTTTAATGCAACTAGGTCAAGTGTATCATCAATAAATGACATCCAAGGTTTTAATGTATAAAAACGAATATTATTTTCCATATCATCTGTGACTACAATTTTCATTGCTCTTCTTACAATAACATCTGCAGTCGATTCACCTTCAGAATCTACTGAAACCAATTCGCAAATCATTTCTTCGCCATTTGTAAGTTTAAATTGTTTAAATTCGCCAGTCATGACTTAATATCCAATTGCACAGTATTATACTCGAATTGTTCTTTTTGGTACATTTTAAGCCTTTCAAACGAATGCAGTAATGAATAGTTTTTTCTATTTTGCCAACTAATATCATCAGATATATCGTAGAGTGTAGTAGTACTACCATCATCTGATTTTCTTAAACCTCTACCTATACTCTGCAATACACGAATCTGAGACTTACTAGGTGAGGCAAAGATAATATTATGTAGGTTCTTAATATTTATTCCTGTACTAAATGTACCGAGTGATGCAACAACAATAGCATCTTTTTGTTTTTCTACAATACTACGAATCGCTTCTCGATCTGTAGCACTCACATCTCCTGACACAAAGAATACCTTTCTGTTTTCATCTACCTTACTATCTATAAGGTCAAATATAGGCTTCCCATGTTTTTCTACATAATTATAGAGAATAAGAGTGTTACCTGTTAAATCTAATGCAAGGTTACGAATAAATTTATTTCTATATTCATTACTTACAATAAAGTCTATTTCTTCTTGGTAAGTTCTTTTACCAAATTCTTTACGTACTTGTTGATCATACTGTAAGACAATTCTCTTAATCCGTAACTGTGCAAGTGTATCGTTGTCTTGTAATGTTTTTGTAGTGGTGACTCGATATATTTTACCGAATAAACCTTGGAGTACGAGTTCATGTGTTTGAGCTCCATCTAATGTACCTGTTGTTCCGAATCTGTATTCAGCTTCAGATGCTTTGTTCATAATTGACATCAATGATTTTGATTTAAATCCATGACATTCATCGCCAATTACCATACCGAAATGATGAAACCATTGTCTTGGTAGTTTATAGATTGACTGCCATGTAGAAATTACTACTCTCTTTGGAGTATTCTTATCCTTACCGGAATAGATACGATGCACTTCATTCTCTACATCATATCCATAATCTTTAAAATCGCCATACATCTGTTCTACGAGAGATGTAGTTGGTACAATCACGAGTACCATCTTATCACAGTTATCGAGATACCAACGAGTCAGAGCATAGATGATAAGAGATTTACCAGATCCCGTGGGAGATAGCAGAACACCGCGTTTTCGATGAATACCAGTTGACACTGCATCAAACTGATAATCCCGAATAATATATGGCATACCGAGATCTGAGATAAAATTATAGAGTTCTTTCACATCTACTTTATTATAGTCATCTACACGACCATACGGAGAATCATCTACCTTAATAAGATAGTCTCTTTGTTCTGCAAATTGTAGAAGATGTGGATAAAGTCCTGCGGGTAATTCACCTGACATAACTGTAAACAATCGAATCTTTCCATCCCACATTCGATTACGAAATGCAGGCATGTACTTATATCCAGGAACATAGAACGAAAAAAACTCATTCAGTTCTTGTGCAGTGCCACTGTCACATTGAATGTGTAGATTAGCGTGATTTAGTTTCCTGACTCGAATTGTTTCCATTTAATTATGTTTGAGATCGTTTGATGTCGCCAATTAATATTGTTTATAATGTCTGTTAAAGTATCTATAACAGTCTTATAATATTGTATTTTCTCTTCAGATTTCTGAATTTCAGGATCGCTATCATAATAATAATCCAACTCACCTTTAAGTATTTTAAGACCGTTAAAAGGATCAGCTTCCCAACCAAGTTCCTGTAAGGTTTCATGATCCATCTTACCATTATAGTATAGCCATTTCTGTTTTAATAGGATTTTCTGCTGGAACTCAGCACGCTTCATATGTAGTTTATACGTTGAAAGAAGCTCGAGGTATTTTGCATGTAAGATTGGTTGTTCTCGAGAAGATTTATCGAGTTCATTCGAATCAATAACGCAGTCTTTTGCCCACATTTCGTGGATAGATTTCAAATCAATCATCATATAACTCCAAACATAATTATATATTATATCACAAAATGCAGTAAAAGTAAACTACTTATTAACCTTCAAATTCTGCGGTTGGTGGAGTAAAGTTAGAAGTGTATCTTGCTAGACCATTTGTGATTCTCAAGTCTTGTACGTAACCGTGCAAGGTTTGCGCATTACTTAAGGTATTCAATGAGGTATGATAGTCTCCTAAAACAGGTCTTCCTTGTGTATATGTTTGTGCATTGGTCCAAGTACTTCCAACCTGCGCACCATCAACAAATAATTTGTGATCGTTTCCGCTTCTTGTAGCTGCAATATGATGCCATGTATTAACCGTAAGAGCACTGGATCCTATAATTTTATCTGCTCCTGAAACATAATATCTTAAATCTGTCGAACTTGTCCAAATATGTGGCACTGCTTCATTAGCACTTGCTCTTAAGAATGACAATAAAAATTTTCCGCCGGCGGCTAATGTCTGAATATAAAACCAACCCTCTATTGTCCAATCACGTGTACCAAAGTTATATAACGGATCATCATATCCTGGAGTAAAGGAAATAGCATCGCCGGCACCGTCTAAGTACACTGCAGAGGAGGAAATAAACTTTCTTTGCGTGTTACTAGATGTTACATTACCAACTTTTGCTATTCTTGCACCAAGTGCTTCATCCCAAATATCATTCTTGTTTGTGCATGTAAGTAACTGAGTGTTTGCAATTGCAGTTAACGGAGCTGTTGGAGGTGTAAAATTAGAAGTGTACACTGCAGTAGATACTACTCTCACATCTGAAAAATAAGCATGAGCTTGTCTTTGAATGTCTGATGGAGCATAATAATTAGTACCGATAAAGAAATTACTGCTAGCAGAAATTGTACCTGTTGCGTTGTATGTTGCAGTTTCTTGTTTTCCATTGATATACAATTTATAAACATTAGAACTATTTTTAACTAATGCAATATGATACCAAGTATTTTCTTTTAAGACAGTATTTCCCGTAATTTCATAACCAGAATATAAACCATCCAAGGTACAGGCAACAACTCTCGTACTTGGTACAAAATCTATTGTAAGAATATCACCCGCACCTGTACTTCCGGCTGTCCCTTTTGTAATCAATCCGCTTCCATTGGTTCCAACGGCAAAGTAATTAAACCAAAATTCAATAGTAAATGGTTCACCAGAAACACTTCCTAGACTATAAAGATTAGACCCAGCAACAGAAAGATAATCACCACTACCATCGAAGTATAAAGAACCACCATGGTCAGTTTTTGTATAAGGGCTATAATCGTATGGACC